CTTGAGATGGGTAAAGAAGGTAAGCGTTGGATTGAGTCGTCAAAGAACAAGGACCGACTAACTAATGCGATTGCTATTAGCGCAACTAGCCCAGAAATTCTTATCTCCGCGATCGAGTTGGACGCAGAAGCAAATAACATCTGCACACCTGACGGAATTGTCAACCTACTCACTGGCGAAATTAGACCTGCTGTCAAGGGTGTGGACCTCAACACACGGCAGACCGCCGTCACCCCGCGAGCAATGGCTACTCCTTTATGGGACGCGTTTCTCAAAGAAACTATTGAAGACCCGGACCGAATTATGTATGTGCAAGAACTGTTTGGTGCGTCACTATTTGGGGACTCACGCTTCCACGTCCTACCCGTCTTTGTGGGAACTGGAGCCAACGGTAAATCAACCATCATCGACGTTATAGCAGGGATTCTAAATGACTATGCAGCCACAATGCCAGAAAATTTCTTGTTGGACACTACTGGGAATGCTCATCCAGCGGACATCGCACGCCTTCGCGGAGTTCGACTTGCAGTGGCATCAGAGACGCGTCCTGACGGTAAGTTCAACGAATCTCGCGTCAAGATGCTTACAGGTGGCGATACTCTTAGTGCTCGCTTTATGGGGCAAAACTTTTTCGATTTCAAACCCACGCACACTCTCTTTATGGCAGTTAACCATCTTCCTGAAGTTAAATCTGGTGGTGATGGGTTCTGGCGTAGGCTTCGAAAAATCGATTTCAAGAAAACTATCCCAGTTGAGAAACGCAAAGAAGGTTTGAGTGGAAAACTTGTAGCCGAAGAAGGCGCAGGTATTTTGCAGTGGATGATTGAGGGTGCTGTGCGTGTTAGCACTCAAGGCTTCAACGAACCTGAGTCTGTCAAGATGGCAACCCAGTCTTACCGCCATGAAGAAGACCACATCGCCAAGTTCTTGGATGAGAAAACTCTTCTTGCTGACACCGCTGTAGTCACTAAGGTTTCTCTGTATAACGCTTACCGTGACTGGTGTAACGAGAACGGTGAAAAGCCAATCACACAGAACGCTCTTGGCCGTGAAGTCAAGGGTCGTCTAGGCGTGCAAGAGTCAGAAACTGCAGGCTACCGCATGTTTATTGGTGTGGAGCTGTTGAAGATCGACAGCACCAACAACAAGTCAAGTGTTGACGACATCCTCGGTTACATTGATGACAAGGAAAAAGATGAGTATTGGAAGAGATAACCCTTGCTTTGGCTGCAGGGCAGGGTTTCACAACGAGTGCGAATCAGTCTGGCTTGACGTCATTGAACAAGAATGTTGTTGCGGTGGCGAAATAAAGTTTGACATGGCAGGCAATGTGCTTGCTGAAGATGCCGTCGAGGCAGGTTTTGACACTGGAGAGATTGACAATGGATATATCAACGACGGGTACTCAGGCAACAAGAGCCTTAGTGAGTACACGGATCCTATCTCTACCGGACGTAAGCGCGCAAAAGAAATGTATCAAATACACTCTGGAATGCAGTGCGAATGGCGTGGGCTCGCAAGAGCTGGCGGTGGCGTTAAGCCGATTATCGGATGTATTGGCAGACCTGCATCGGACAGGCATCATGGTCCAGATAAAAATACAATGAACAATGCTCCAGCTAACCTTCATCGCATTTGCGATCACTGCCACAACACTTGGCATGCGCAAAACGATCCAGCTTACGGCGAGCGCCCTGAGCACACCAAACCTTTCATTCCATCTGGCGAACTTGGCGTAGACTGGTGGCTCCACGATGCAGTTACTAAGGCTACTCCAGAAGAAATTATGGAAACTGAAATGAAGCGCATCAATGCAAACTAGAGTCTGTAACTTTTGCTTAGTAGAGTATCCGCTTGATACTTTTCCTAAAAGCAATGGTCGACTTCGCGGAAAGTGCCTCGAGTGTTTGCGTGCTTACAATAGAGAGCTTCGCCGTAAAAGGCAGGCTAAAAATCCGGAGCTTTATAAAGCAAAGGTTTTTGCACAGTTAGAAAAGCGTAGAGATTTAGCTCGAGTTTATTCTCGAGAGTATAGAGCTAGGAACCCAGTAAAAAGCGCTGAAAATGCTAGAAGACGCAGGGCTCTTAGGCTTGGCAACGGGGCTGTCAAATATACTGAAAAGAAAATGCTTGAAACTTATGGCATAAACTGCCATCTTTGCCTTATCCCAATTGACCTAAATGCGCCACGTCGTGCTGGCAGAGAGGGTTGGGAATTAGGGTTGCACGTCGATCACGTTATACCAATTTTTCAGGGCGGACCAGATACTCTGGAAAATGTACGCCCAGCTCACGCAAAGTGCAATTTATCTAGACCTAAGCTTTCTTAGAAACAAATTTCTTTCCGCGAAACCAAGATACCCCGCTGTCAATTTGAACTAATTCGTAAAAGGCTTCGTCGTTTTCGTCGATAGTGATAACGCAAATTCCTTGTTGCCAGTTTTCTGGATATCTTGCAGCGGTGCCATCATTTCGCGTACTGCCGTTGACGCTAGGAACTTCACCCAAGACTGAGCATAGGCAGCCCGGAGAGACGGCGATAGAACGAATGTGCCCGTCTCGGTTGAAGACTGTTTTGCTTTGAAGCTCAAGTCTGTGGGCGTGTCCAAAGATGGTTGAGATGTGAGGGTCAGCGTTCGTATACGCTGAGGCGGTTGAACCATTTGATCTTGCTTTGTTACCGTGTACTGCACGAATGTTTGGTGTGAGCCAATAGGCTCCTGCCGGGTATGCATCGATGTATTCCACGCCGATCTCGTCAAGTCTCAACAAATAAGGGATGCTCATTACGGGCAGTTCGTTTGCGTTTGCACGCTTCAACCCCCATGCTGCTGCAGCGTTGGTTTGAATAAACTTTTCAAGCCTGCGGTCGTGGTTGCCTTCGATGAGAACGATGTGTGCGTCTGGGCCTGCTGCAGCTCGCTGCTGTTGTAGAAACAAGTGTCCACGGTTGAAAGCGTTTTGTGTGGTGCCTGCAAAGGCTGCCTCTTGTTCAAACCTGCCGAAGGTTGGTAGGTCTAGGTAGTCGCCAAGGTTGATAACACTGTCTACGCGGTCGTTGTCTGCAAGGTATGAGACGATCTGTAAAGCGACATCCATTGCTTGTTCGTCGTGAAACTCGCTCCACTTGTTGTCGATGAAACGGTACCCAATTTGTGGGTCAGGTAAAGCAACGTGTACCTTGTGTTTGGTTTTAGGTTGCTTGTGCGGTTTAGGTGCCGTGATTGTTACTGGTTTCGCTGCTTGCACTGGCTCCCACTTCGGTTGCGGGCGTAGATCACCTAGCACAAGCGCAACTCTTTGAACGGTGCTTGAAGATTTGACTGTCGGTTGCTCTAAAGCCTGCTGAGATCAACTGTGCACTCAAAGCTTTAGCGGTCCAGCGAGGATCGTCTAAAGCTTCAATAAGGATTTTCAAATCTTTGGCTTCAAGTTGCTTTGTTGCGCTGAGCATCATTGGGCAGAGCGCTTCCTTTTCAGGAAGTTTTAGGTTTTCTAACATTTATTCCCCGTCTCGGTTAGTAACTTTAGCCTAACAGGTTAGTCAGAGAAAACGCCAGTGGCTTCGTCGTACGATTTGTTTACAAAGGTGGTGCCTGTGTATACATCTGTGACGTCAACGATGGTTGGGTTGCTTAGAAAGATAGCTGCAAGGCGTTCGTCGGCGTGCAACATTTCAACAACTTCACCGTCAATGATGAGTGCGATTTTCTTTGGTGGCATTTCTGGGTTTTCTTTGGCACCAATCATTTGGTTTCCTCCTTGTATGAAACTTCAACCTTGTCCCATTTGTGTAGCGGGCAGAAGGCGTTGGGTAGTTTGGTTTTTGCGGACATGAAGCAACCGCATTCAGTGCAGTTGCCTGTTGGCAAAAGCTTGGGGCATTGCTTGCAGATCGCTAAACGTTCGGCAGCGACTGGGCCTTCAACTCGTCCAATGTTTTTGTTGAATAGGTCCCAAGGTCTTGCTGGTCTCTCGCTCATTGTTTCAGTCTACTATCTAGCGGACTTGAAGTTGTCTACCAATGCTTGCTGGTTGTAGCTTGTTGGTGCCACGATGATACCAACTGAGGTGCCCTTGGTTGGGCTTGCCGGGGTGGTTACGATTGCTGAACCTAGCGGGCTAGTCAATGCTTCGTCCGAGTAAGCCTGTGCGGTGATGGTGTCACCTGACGTAACGACCTTGATCGCTGTAGGCATTGCGCCTAGCGAGACGTCTGAAACTACGTTGCTTACAGTACCAACGACTGATTTGGTTAGGCGTAGGTAGTAGTAGTAGTTGTAGCCAGTGCAAGTGTCATACGCTGTGTAAGGCGAGAATGAGCCAGAAACATTTGTTACTGTTCCGGAGCAGTAATTGCTTGCAATGCTAGAACATCCTTGATTGGTGTCGCTTGATCCGCTCGTGCTTATAGCCTGACCATTGCAGTTAAAGCTGCAGCTATAGGTGTAGCGAGTGTGCGGGTTGCACTGGTAAGTGTAGCTTTCCTGAGTGTTCTGCGACGTCGAAGCCCACCAGCTGCCTGAGTCAGTAATCCAAAAGGCAACGCCGGTACCGCTAGTTACAGAGGCAGAAGTGGTCGCATCTTGCACCGACATGTCAATGCTGGCGATAGGGTAAGACGACGCAGCAGTAGCGGTTGTTGCTTTGCTGCCGTTAGCAAACCAAGTTCCGCGAAGGTTAGCCCAAACCTGCCCGCTGTCGGCTGTGCCAAGCGTGCCAGAAGTGGTCCTATTAAAAAGGTCACTGATACCTTTTTTGATGGACGCTGCAAGAATACCTAGAGGGATTGGCATTGGGTTCCTATTCGGCTACGATCTCTTCGATTATTGGCTCTACCCAATCAAGTTGCTCCTCATCCCAAATGAAGAATTTTTCTTCTATTTCCGGATAAGCTTTCGGGGCGCTCCAAGACCACAAGGTTCTACTAAACGTCCAAGAAGCAAAAGGCTGAGGCGGAACAAACTTTTTCTTTTTAATGTCATAGTCTGAGCCTAGGTAAGCCACGCCGGTTGCATCGGTCACTTCAAGAAGCTGAGCGTCAGGCAAAAGCATCTGAAGAATCTCTTGAGTTTCTGACTCAACTAGGTTTTCTACTTTATTATCTTTAAGAATTGCAAATACGCTCATTTTATTAACTCCAAACCAATGCTGCCAGCGCGCCAGCTCCGCCAGCTCCGCCGGAGTAAACGGTGCTACTGTAGCCACACCCTCCGCCTCCGCCGCTTCCCGCGGTTCCGGGTGAGCCTGCTACGTTCGAGCTTCCCGACGCGTTTCCACCATTGCCGATACCGCCACCGCCACCGCCACCGCCACCGCCACCGTAGCCTTGACCTCCAGTGCCCGGAGTCCTCCATGATGGGAAGCCGGTAGGCGTAGCACCGCTGCTTCCAGCACCACCACCATAAGCCCCTCCGGCGGTAGAGATAGAGCCATAGCCACCGCCCCTGCCACCGCTTCCTCCGTTGGCAGAGTAGCCTGCAAAAGTTGATGTCCCTCCGGCTCCGCCGTCCCAGTTAATTCCCGCTCCGGCCGCTCCAGCAGCTCCAGCCACAAAAGCGTAGGTCCCCGCAGGAGCGGTGAAAAACTGGAAGTAGCCACTTCCACCGCCATTACCACCAAAGCTGCTGCCAGTGCTGCCGGAGCCACCACCGCCACCACCTTCAAGGATGCAGGGCGTAGATGCGGTGAGGGTGATGCTTTGGCTAGTGGTGTAGACGGTTACGTTTCCAGTAAGAGTCGTCTTTACGTCGCCAATTCGACGGCAAACTAGGTTGCCGGTCTGAGATGTTGTTGTAATAGATGAAATTGGCACAGTTATGTTTACGTTTATAACTGAGACGTTTCTTCCGTCGGCGCTGTTGTTGTCAACCGTTGTGTAGGCGGTTGAAGTGCCAGAAGTATCTACAAGTGAGAATGTTCCAAAAGTTGTTCCAGTGGCAAGATCGTTTTGAATCCATGAAAACTCGTAGTAACCAACTGGGATATTTACCATTACGGCCTGAGCCTGAGCTCCGGTAAATTTTGCATAAAATGAAGTGAAGGATCCGGAAGATGGAACCGGGAAAACCGAGATGCCCATTAGGAAACCTCGCTACCTGACAGCGTAAACGTCAGTGCGCTTGCAACCGAAGACTGTACCGTAACTACGTCTGTTGCGGATAGCGTCATTCCCTCGCTGAGTGAAAATAGGCTATTAGCCGCAATCGAAATATCTTTTCCTAGACAGTTTGCATCCGACGCAGCAGCGCCACCGATTCTTAGGTACAGCCTGAAAGTCGCAACAGCCGATGTCACGTTTGCGATATGAATGGAGGATACGACGGCAGACTTTCCAGCGCCTACAGTATACAGGTCAGCGTTTGACGTATTGGCTGGGGCTGCCTGCCCTAACACTTTGTATGTAAATGCCATTAGCTTCCTTAAATGAGCTCAAGATGTTGCGTCCCTAAAATTCATTATAACGGACTGCTAGGCCGAATTGCCTGATGCTACCCAATCTTTGGAAGCCTCATTCCAGCTGTAAAAAGCGCCATCGCTAGGCATGTCAATTGGTGGATGCCAAAGCCTGTCTTCTCCTGAAAAAAACCACGACTCGTAGGGCTGAGCCGGAATGAAGGTGCCGCTCGCTTCGTCATAGAGATCTCCGGCGCTTGCTATGTTTAGCATCTTTGCAGTATCTTGATACGTCTCAATCCAAAGCCCGGGAAGTTCCGGTTTTGAGGTGAAGTCCGTTTCAACGACGCGAAGAACTACATTTTCTTCATCAAGTTCGGCCCAATGGCTCATTTTAATCCTTATGAGTAGTTAATCTGAAAACTAAATAAATAGTTATACTGCCTAGTGTTCGCTGCTCCAAACTGCAGTTTCCCTACCCCACCGTTCGTGACCGGCAAAGTGAAGGACTGTTTAGATAAGTACGTTTGCTGCGGGTAAATAAAAGTGTTTCCACCGCCGGGAAAGTTAACCCAAGCATAGCCGTATTGATTGTCTGTATAGCCTTGAAAAACTAAAGTAACAGACGTTGCACCGGTTGTATTGATGTTGTTATTTGTAACAGCATTGCCGCTTGACCACCAAGGAGCATACGTCCAAATTGCATTAGATGTAGTGCCGATAGACACGTAAGATCCGCCATCGCCATGCTGGTAGTACCATCCGCCTGTGCCTGCGCTATTAGGGCCAGTTGTTTCATCAAAGACAACAACCGGCGGAGGAACTGGAAGTTGCCATTTGCCAGCTTTTTTTGCTGCCAAAGCTTCCTCGACCTCCCATACCCCGGAAGAAGAAGATGCCGTCGTAGAATTCACCGGCCCAGTAATTCCGCCATTCATTAAGTCAGCCCGACTTTCTTTTTCAAAAATGCGGTTGCGGTCCCCATCTCTGCGTCCGTCAGCGCTCGATTGTAGACAACAAACTGAGAAAGTTTTGCATCCCAAGCGGTGCCATATTCAGAATCGCTGTTCAATCTCACCGCATCTGCGGTTAGGTTTATGTCCGCAGCAGCGTTGGTATTTGCAATAAGTTTTGTGCCGTTCTGCCAAATGCTTCTTTCCGTTGCGGGATTACATCTAAAAGCAATGACGTTCCAAGCTCCGGTAGAGTTGCTCATCGCTACTTCTACGCGCTGGTTTACGCTACAGCAGCCACCTTGGTCTAGATAAATAGTTCCGCTAATCCAAGGCAGGTGCGAAAAAATGCCTCGGCTTGGCGAGCCGACAAACTTGAACGCTCCGTTGTAAGTTAAAGAGTTATTATAAAACGCAACAAAAATCGTATAACCGGAAGTGTTGTTTATCCCATAAGAGTTCGATGCCGGACCGTTTGCTCCGTACCCGTTCATGTTGAAGTAAGGTACAGTTCCCGTCGTAAACGAAGGCGTGCTGGTCCAAGAAAAGTGTCGAGCATTTCCGCTTTGATCGCTCCATAGAGTGCCCGATCCCGGATATGTCGACGCATCTAAGTGTAGCTGCAGCCCGTTTCCGGGAAGCCCTCCCCAAGCTCCCGCGCTTTTAAGTAATTGAGCAGATTTAAGTGAAAAGACTCCGCCTGCAGCATAGCTCCCGGTAAACCCTACATAGTTTCCGGTGTCCCTGTGGCCCTTAGACATTAGGCAAGTATCTCATAGGAGCAAACGGCGTGAAGGTAGGAGTTGAGAGATGCCGTAAGGCGTAATGAATCGCCCTCCTCTAGGTAAACTGAAGAAGTTTTGTCAATGACGACAAGCGTGGCCCCAGCTGGAACAGAAATAACATGCGCTACCTTGTATTCGGTAGCTGAACGGTAAATCGATGCCGTAATAGTTGCTGCTGCAGACCCGTTGACGTTCGCAATGCTTAGAACGTTAACTTTTACAGCAGTATTGCTGCCGGCCGAGTTCGTAACAATGTCCGTGGCTGTAGTAGAAACGGCCTGCACCGCAGATTTTGCCGTGATGCTGGCGATGTTTACAATGTTGGGTGCTGCCATTTTTATCCTCCAAAGACTATTGACATAGCGATAATTTTACCAGCACTCACTGCTGGTCCGGTTGGCCCGGCTGGTCCCTGTGGGCCGGTTGCACCAGTTGCCCCCTGTGGGCCGGTTGCACCAGTTGCGCCTTGTGGGCCAGTTGCACCGGTTGCGCCTTGTGGACCTTGTGGACCTTGTGGGCCAACTTCTCCGGTAATAGTGTAAGGAACCCCAGTCCAAGACGAGCCGTCCCATTTCCAAGTCTTGCTGTCTACAGTAAAGACTTGGTTTAAGGTCGGCGAATCTGGGAAATTAATTGCAGCCATTTACACTCCTAGCAAGAATGGGTGAAGCGGATCTGGGGTTACTTGAGGTGTCGGTGTTGGCTCTACCCAAAACGAATCAAAGTACACGAAAATGCGGCCGGTGGTCGAGTTGAACCACATGTCGCCTGCGCTTGGCGAAGACGGCGGAGTTTCTGAGACGCTAACACCTGCAGAGATGGTTGCGTTCTTCCACAAAGAAGTCGCAGAGTCGTACTGGATTACCTGCTTGTTTGCAAGCGACCCATCAATCGAAACGTTGTGGAGCTCTTCAATTTCGTAGCCGTTCTGAACCTTGACGAAGATTTCGCCGTTGATGCTTTGTACGCGGGTGACAACGCCTAGGTAAACCGAGTGTGCAGGTTTTGCAGGTGGTGCGCCATACACAAACTGACCAGCAGTTGAAGACAGCCAAATCGACTGACCAGCAGTAGCGGTGCTAGTGTTCAAACCTGCAAGTAGGCCTTCAGTGATTACGTAGCCGATGCCGCCAGTAACCAGCTCGGATTCAAGGATGCCCATGGTCTTCGACGATGTAGGCTCAGTGTCTGCATCCGAAAGCGAAACGTTCATGTTTGTTCCGGCAGAAGACGAAATGTAGACAACCGAACCCTTAGGCATGGTAGCCCCAGAGTTATTCTTCACAAGATGCTTGACTTGACCCGTGTAGTTGTCAATCCAAGTTGTGTTGTAATCTGTGCCATCAACCTTGGCAAGGATCTGCCCAGTAGTACCGCCCGCTGCTACGCCCGGACCTGTAGCACCTGTAGCACCAGTAGCACCAGTAGGGCCAGTTGGACCGGCAGGTCCAGTGTCGCCCTGAATACCTTGCGGGCCTTGTGGGCCAGTAGCACCAGTGGCACCAGTCAAGCCGGTGTCGCCCTGTAAGCCTTGGGGTCCTTGTGGGCCAGTAGGGCCAACATCGCCCTGAATACCCTGAATACCCTGCGGGCCTTGAGGGCCAGTAGCACCAGTGGGACCAGTTAGACCAGTGTCGCCCTGAATACCTTGTGGGCCTTGAGGTCCAGTAGGGCCAGTAGCACCAGTAGCACCAGTCAAACCTTGCGGACCTTCTGGTCCAACAATCTGACCAACGCTAGTCCAAGCGCTGCCATTCCAAATGTAAAGGTCGCCGTCAGCTTGAACAATGTAACCGTCACCAGAGGTAACGCCGGTTGTTGGCAAGTCACCTACGGTAGGTACAGAACCTTCGATGGTTGCTGCAGCACCAATAGGACCCTGAATACCCTGAATACCCTGCGGGCCAGTAGGACCAGTTTCACCCTGAATACCTTGAATACCCTGAATACCTTGAATACCCTGTGGACCAGTATCGCCAGTGTCACCCTTGACACCCTGAATACCTTGAATACCCTGTGGGCCAATCTCACCCTGAATACCTTGCAAGCCCTGCGGACCAGTCGCACCGGTAGCGCCAGTTGCGCCAGTTGCACCAGTTGGACCCTGAATACCTTGCGGTCCCTGTGGGCCAACATCGCCCTCAAGTGACGCAACCCAAGCAGCCTCAGTACCAACAAAGCCGTTAGCAACCGCAATCTGGTACGCAGACAAACCTGCAACACCTTGAGTGAAGTAAGGCAAAGAAACCCAGTTGCTAGTGCCGTTACCAATCTTTACTTTGAGCGTGTCAGTTTCAACGCCCATCTCACCTTGCGCAAGAACAGGGTTAGCTGAAGTCCAAGCAGACGCAACACCGCGACGAATCTGAATAATAACTGCCATTAAATTGAACCGCCGTCCATGTGAGGAATAGGTGTGTAGACGGTGTGAGGTTCGCCGCCGTCAATGTTCATCCATCCGTCTTCAATGTCTGAGAACTTTATTCGCCTAGAGTTCTTGCCATCGTGGTTGTGATTACCCGGTGAAGCTTGCGATGGGCCAGTGCCAAGCGTGTGGTGCAAAGCCGTTGCGCTAGAGTCCTTGTCAGAGTTTAAGTGAAACCGGTTCACTTCTTCTGTTGTCGGGATAATAGCCATGTTAGAATTCTATCGCATACTTCGAGGAGACGACTATGAGTAAAGCAAAGCAAATCGGCACAGCTGCCGAAACTGCAGTAAGAAACTTTCTGCTATCACAGGACTACACCGAGCTTGAAGCTCACCGCAACGTCCTCAAAGGCACCAACGACGAAGGTGACGTTTGGTTGCGCGAACCCACAAAAGGGCTAATCGTATTCGAAGTAAAAGGTGGCAAATCTGCCAAGGAAGCATCGTATGGGCAAATTGAAAAATGGTTCCAAGAAGCCGAACTGGAAAAACACAATGCTTCAGGCAAGTTTGGTTTCCTTGTTACCCAGCGTGCTGGCGTTGGTTATCCTCGCGCTGGCGAGTGGTGGGCTTATGCGAAGCTGGGAGATCTTGTCTTCTTGCGCACTTATTTGGATCACGATGACGACACTCTTGTACGCATCAGACTTCAAGATCTTGTAAGGCTAATTCGTGGCGAAAGATAACTTCGACTTAGCAGACGTACTACGCGGGCTTGGTGAATCAATCCAAGAATCCGCTGCAGCACCAAACCTATACAACTACAAAGCATCCGAGAAACAAGAGATGTTTCACAAGATGCAAAACAAAGCACGACTTTACATTGGCGGAAACCGATCAGGTAAATCCCTCGGTTCTACCATTGAAGGCATCTACTACGTCACAAAGACACACCCGTGGCGTAAGATGCCAGACGAAGCAGTACGTGGACGAGTGGTCGCAGTTGACTTCCTAAACGGTGTAGACAAAATTATTCTGCCCCTTTGGAAACAATGGCTGCCCAAGAAATACCTAATCAACGGTTCTTGGGAAGACAGCTACTCTCGCGAACGTCACGTGCTAACGCTCAACAACGGTAGCTTCGTAGAGTTCATGTCGCAAGACCAAGACCTAGACAAGTTCGCAGGTTCAAGCCGACACTTTGTACACTTCGACGAAGAATGCCCAAAAACTGTTTGGCAAGAATGTTTGGCACGTTTGATTGACACCGACGGAGATTGGTGGATGTCACAAACCCCAGTCCAAGGTATGGAGTGGATCCTAGAAGACGTATACATCCCAGCACAAGAAGGAACAAAAGACATTGGCGTGGTTGAAGCGAGCATGGACGACAACCCAACGTTGTCGCGCGAAGCTATCGCACGCTACATGGAGTCGCTCAGCCCAGAAGAGCAGCTCATCCGACGCAACGGACAATACGTCCATCTTGGCGGTTCAGTCTTTTCAGAATTCTCACCTACAACACACTGTATTCCTAGAGGGCAGTTCAAACCCACAGGAAAGCATCGCATTGTTCGAACAATGGATTCAGGGTTTACCAACCCCACAGTCTGGCTGTGGCTGGCAGTTGACGAAGATGGAACTATTGTCGTCTTCAACGAATACTACAAAGCCAGAGAAAACGTTGACTACCACTCCGTTGAGGTCAACAAGCGTACAAAACAGATACTTCGCGAATCAGGTGCGGAGCTCTATCTCACCACTGGCGACCCTGCGATTAAGCAAACAAAAGAACACACAGGCACCAGCATTCAGCAAGAGTACGCAAAGCATGGCATCTATATTGCGGTAGACCAAATCCCTAACGACCGCCGAATTGGTCTAGAACGTTTGCAGCAGTACATGAAAATCAACCCTAAGACTGGCAAGCCTTGGCTGATGATCACTGACGACTGTCCAGAACTCATTGCGGAACTACCTAAGTTGAAGTGGAAGAAACACGCTTCACCAAAGATTGCTGAGATGAAAAACAAGCTTGAAGAGATCCGTGACAAAGACAACCACTGTTACGACGCTCTCAAGTATGCGATGACTTTTATGCCTAACCTTGCCCCTGACGCACAAACGCCAGTGCAAGCAAGCGAAAGTTTCCACATGGCTTTTAGGTCAGAATTTGGTGGCACATCCAAGTTTACGCAGTATGATGAACAAGACCCTTGGGGTCAAGAATGGCGCGGTGCGTCATCCATAACAGAACTAGAAGGATAAAAATTGAGACACTTTAATTACTTCGAAAACGGTGGCCCATTCCCATCGTCTTGCGTTTCATGCGGAAACAACAAGGAACTATTCGACCTAGGACGCGAGCTGCTATCAGGCGGTTCAGCCCAGTTGTGCAAGAACTGTGCAACCGAGCTCGCTTTGTTCATCGGCTACGCAGAAGAAGCGCCACTAGAGGAACGCATCTTTGCACTAGAAGCTGACGTCGAAGCACGCGAAATGGAACTAGCTAAAGTACCCGACCTAGTAGAAGGATTGATTAATGGAATTCGTAGTAGCGTTACTGATTTTATCTTCGCTGTTTCTTACAGCGCTCACGTTCATAGCGATTCGGATGTTCAGGATGATAATGCTCCTGTCGACGAACCAAGCAGCGACGGAGAAAATGCGGGAGCAGTCAATCCTACACCTGTCAAACCTTCTCGCAAGTAAAGACCCTATGGCATTCCAACAGTTGCAAGCCGTCACGGTTGAACCTGTGATAAACGCTGAAACTGGCTATACTGGATTGTATAAGACTGGTGAAGAACTAGAGCTGGAAGAAGCCGAAAAGCAACTTTCTGCGATCTTTGAAACTTACAACTGATTCGGAATAGGCTTATGGCAAACGAACAATACTTTGACGGTAAAACTGGGCAGTACATTTCTGGTACCCCGGTTGAAGGAGCGATGGCTGAAGACAGCATCCTCAACCAGTTCAAGCGTAAAGACGAAGCCAAGAAGCTAGTCTCATGGGTCAAAGGCGAATACGAGAAGGCTAAGGCTGCTCGCAAGCAAGAAGAACAAGACTGGTATTTGCAGCTTGCCTTCTACAACGGTGCACAATACCGTGAATGGACCGAGGTAATCAAGGGCGGTCCACAGCAGCTCATGGACCCACCTAACCCTTCTCGTGTTCCACGCCTTGTTGTAAACAAAATCGAACCAATCATCCGTACCGAAATTGCTAAAACATCTTCAGGGCACCCAAGCGCAACCGTAGTGCCAGCATCAAACGACGATGACGACCTAATGGCTGCATCAGCTGCCGAACAGGTTTGGCAAGCAATGTACGACAAAGCAAACTTCCAGACCGACATTCTGCAGAAGTCAGAGTTTTGGCGTGCAGTTTGCGGAAACGCTTTCATCAAAACCTTGTGGGACTCTTCAGCTAAAGAAGTTGTGCCAACCGCCGTTGAAGACCCATACACTGGACAGAAGAAGATCATCCAGCAGGTTGCCTCAACTGGCGACGTCGCACATGAAGTAGTTTCACCGTTCCACCTATTTGTTCCAGACTTGGCTGAAGAAAACCTTGAAAACCAGCCATACATTTTCAACGTTTACACCAAGAGCGAAGCATGGGTAAAGAGCACCTTCGGTGGCGTACTCCCTAAAGACTTCAAGCCAACCAAGGTTTCAGCAACTGAAATCATGGACAACGCACTAATCAACACCAAGTCTGGTGGCGCAACCCGCCCAGACGCTGTACTCGTCATTGAAATGTGGGCTAAGCCAAACGGTTGCCCATTCTTGCCAAAGGGTGGCCTAATCACCATCGTTGACAACGAAATCGTACAGTTTGCAGAAAATGGTATCCCTTACGCACACAAGAGCTACCCTTTTGCACACACCTATGCGATTGCGACTGGAAATTTCTACCGCCGTTCAGTTATCAAGAACTTGATTCCTTTGCAGCGTGAGCTCAACCGCACTCGTTCACAGATCGTGCAGGCTAAGAACCTTATGGCTAAGCCTCAGATGATGTACCACGAGGGCGCTGTAGACCCTAGGAAGATTTCAGCTAAGGCTGGTCTTTGGATTCCTGTCCGTCCGGGGTTCTCAATGCCTCAGCCGGTACCAATCCAGCCTCTACCAAACTATGTACTCCAAGAAGTGCAGCAGTTGCAGGCAGATTTCGAAGACATTTCAGGTCAGCACCAAGTTTCACGCGGTGAATCAGGTGGCGTAACCGCTGCAACCGCAATCAACTACCTACAGGAGCGCGACGACGCTTACCTAACCACCATTTTCTCAAGCATTGAAGCTGCCGTGGAGAAGGTTGCAAAGCAGTCGCTCAGCCTATTTATTCAGTACGTCGACCAGCCACGCCTAATCAAGACCGTTGGCACCGACGGCGCATTTGATGCAACTGTTCTTTCAGGTGCAGACATTGCTTCAGGTAACGACATCCGTATCGAGTCTGGCTCAGCTCTTCCAACTTCAAAGTCTGCACGTCAGGCATTGATTACGGAATGGATGAAGATGCAGTTCATCACCCCGCAAGAGGGTTTGAAGATGCTCGACATGGGTATGCTCAAGAACTTCTACAACATTTTGAAGCTCGACGAGAACCACGCTTCACGCGAGAACCTAATGATGAAGCGTTTGACCCCAGATGTTATCGAACAGTTCCAGAGCGAGTGGGAGCAGGGCGCTGCAAACGGCGACCCAGACAAGACCGTTCCGGGTCAGGTCGATGCAGAAGGCAAGCCTATTGCGCTTTCAGTTCCAGCAGTTGTACAGGTCCACGACTATGACAACCACGCTGTGCACATTGAAATTCACAACCGTTTCCGTAAGTCGCAAAGCTTCGACATTCTCCCTGACGAAATCAAGGCAGAATTCCAGAAGCACATTTCGATGCACGAAGCAGCTTTGCAGCAGAAAATGATGATGGCTGCGCAGATGGGTCAAGACCCTAATGCACAAGGAACTCCTCAGGCACTACCGTCTGAGGCTGCACAGATGCCACCCCAAATGGGCCAAACATCTGAACAACTACAGTAAGGAAAACAATGTCTGACGAGACGCAGGTATCACCTGAACAGACTACTGAGGAGCAAACTTCAGTAGAGACCCCGGTTGAAGAAACCAAAGCACACCCAGCATGGGACAAGATGCTTGCTGAGCTTCCAGAAGCTTGGCACGCAAAAGTAACTCCTTACCTTCAGGAGAACGAGCGCAACTTCCAGCAGCAGCTTGAGAAGTACACACCGTTCAAAGATCTTGTTGATGAGGGCGTAACCCCTGAGCTGGTTCGTGGCGGTCTAAACCTTGCACGTGCAATCGAAAACGACCCGACCGAAGTTTATTCTTCGCTCAAAACTTACCTAACCGATCAGGGTCTTCTCAAAGAAGAGGCTGCACAGGTCGCTAAGGACATGATGGAAGAGCAGTCTGGTGAAGACTTCGAAGACATCTTTGATGGCGAGAAAATCCCTGCAGCTTTGCAGAAGGAGATTGACGCACTCAAAGCTAAGCAGTCTGAAGCTGACGACTACATTTATCAGCAGGAGCTTGCTAAAGAAACTGAGAAGTACACTGTTGAACTTGAATCTGAGATGGCGAACCTCAAAAAGGCTCACAACATTTCAGAGGCACACGAGGTCGCAATCTATGACCTTATGAACGCAGCCCTAAACGCTGGACGCGAGATCACTGTTGCAGATGCTGCAAAGCAGTTGCAGGCTATGGTTGGGCCTTTCAGCCCAGCAGGTTCTGAGCCAGCACCAATGGTTGTAGGCTCAGCTGGCGGTGCTGGTGTACCGTCAAACGATCTAAGCATTCCAAAAGATGACGCAGGCAAGAAAGCAATGTTGCAGCGTATGTTTGAGGAACGCGCTCGCAACAGCTAAGAAAGCTGACAAGAAGACCCCATCTGTAAAGGTGGGGTTTTTCTTTGCAATTCTTAAAACATATTTGCAGAAAATCTTAAAACGTCTTTGTGTTTCACGTGAAACATTTGTGTTATAAGATAAAAGTATCCGTGTACAGCCCCTAAGAGGGTCAGGGCAAGCGATAACACTAACTTTCGTTATTTTCTTTTACTCTTAGGAGAGTGAATCACATGGCAGGTCAGGGAATCCTAACCTTCGCAAGTGACGCGCTGAAGCTCGTTTATGGCGACCTTCACGAACAGCTTGCAGACAAGAACCCGGCACTTGAGTTCATCGAGTCGTCGGCGCAGCACATCACCCAGAACGGTAAAGAGGTCGTATTCGACACTCACATCGGTCGTAACCAAGGCATCGGTGCACGTGGTGTACGCGAGGCTCTACCAGTAGCTGGCGCTCAGAAGTACAAGCAGGCTCACCTATACCTCAAGAACCTATACGGTGCTATCGAGGTTGACGGTCAGCTTTTCGAGCAGGCTGCAGACAACTACAACTCATTCATCAACGTTGTTGACGCTGAAATCAAGGGTCTAAAGCGCGACCTAACTCGCGACCTAAACCGTCAGATTTACGGTGACGCATCAGGTACCCTCGGTGCTGTAAAGACCGCTGTTACCACTGCAAACGCAACCGTTGTATTTGTTGACGCACACTGGATCGAAGAGGGCATGGTCGTTGACCTACTCGACGGAACTGACCTAACCGACGGTACCCCTACCGTTAAGAAGGCAGCTCTTGTTGTTGTAGCAGTGAACGAGACTACCGGCGCTGTAACCTTCGACACCACCACCACTGCTGCAGTAGGCGACATCATCGTCCGCGCATCAGGTGGCGCTAACTCATTCAACAAGGAACTAACCGGTCTAGGTGCAATCGTGGGTTCAGGTAACTCACTACACGGCATCGACGGCGCATCTGTTTCTTCTTGGAACTCAACCATCCGCACCTTGGGTACCCCGGGTACCGCAACTGGCTCACTAACCGAGATGGACCTTATCTCATTGGTACAGGCAGTTGACAAGAAGGGTGGCGACGTTGACGTATTCCTAGCTTCACCGGGTGTATACAACGCTTACTGGAACTTGCTTCAGGGCATGCGTCAGTTCACCAACGGTGCAGGCCTAACTGGTGGTCAGCGCTCATTCACCTTCGAAGCTCTTGGTAAGCCAATCAAGTTCGTTTCAGACTACGCAGCTCCAAAGGGCACCATCTACGCGTTGTCTTCAAAGGAACTTGTTATCAACCGCAAGAAGGACTGGTCATGGATGGACCGCGACGGCTCAATGTGGTCACGCGTTGCAAACACTGACGCTTACGAAGCTCGCTTGTACCAGTACAGCGAAATCGGTACCTACCGTCGTAACGCACACGCCAAGCTATCAAACATCACCGAACTTGGTGCATAAGTAAATAGCTAAAAAACTCCCCCCTAACCGGTCCGTCTCGCTGGTTAGGGGGGTTTTTTATTACAATAGAACTATGATTAATTTTGCTCAATTAGATGGTCTATACACAGACCAGCAGAGACGTGTTGCAGCAGTCATCAAAGACGTCTTTCCAACCGTTCGCCTGATCCGTATGGAGCCGGGCCACCCAATGTTCAACCCTGAGATGCCTTTCGCATTGATTGACGAACCGCCACTAGGCAACTCTTACCTAATCACTAGCGTGCACGAGTCAGAGATTGACCACCGTCTTCTCGCAAGACTCATGGAATCTAACATGCACGACCCAGACTCTAAGGTAAATAAGCTACAATTACTAGAGATGGCACATCAAGCGTTAGAGGCGAAACGCGAAGAAGAATGGCGAGCTGAAAAGAAAGACATTCTGAAAAGCGCTCTCAAGTCCAATAAGAACACTTGGACCCACGACGGACAAACTCTAAGGAAGTAGAAATGCCAGCAGAGGAATTCACTCACACAGGCACAGATGTTGCAAGCCGTGTTCGCACAGGCTTTGGTGACTCTTCTGGCGCACAGCTCGCAGACGCATCGATCCTCTCATGGATTAATGACGGTCAACGCGAAATCGTAAACTCGAATCCAATCCTTCGTGCAACAAAAATTACAGATGTGGTGGCAGGGCAGTCAGATTACAGCTTCCCTAACGATAAAGTGCTCTCAATCGAGGCGCTATACATTTCAGGTTATCCGCTGACTAACCTGTCACCACAGGCTGCCCGCGAGTTCATCCAGTCACAGGATCCTTCCAAATTGCTAACGAGCGATCGCCCGGAGATTTGGTATGAACGCGCGGGCATCATCACTCTTTTCCCTGTACCAAATGCAACCATCGCGAACGGTATCAAGCTTGAATACATCAAGAACCCTGTTTCGCTCACTGCGCTAAGCAGCGCCCTTTCAGTTCCAGACCGCTACTTCAACGAGCTTGTTTCGTACGTCACAGCGCAGGCGCTTGAAATGGACGAAAACTATGACGCATCAAACATGAAGTTGCGTCAATTCCGTGACGGCCTAGACCGCCTATCAACTAAGGACACTCTCTCACAGGACTCGCAGTACCCAACAGTCCTAGCTGACCCACTTGATTTGTGGTACTAAATGTCACAGATTGTTCGTTCACGTTCCGTAGTTCTACAACAGTTCACCGGTGGTCTAAACAACTACTGGGACCAATCTGCTATCGCAGACAACGAGCTCGCGTCCATCATCAACATGGAGTTCACCACTAACGGTGCCTTGATTTCGCGCCCGCCAATCTACCAAGAGAAGAATGGCTCAACCGTCATCACTACACCAGTGACCGGGCAAGCCATTGACATCATTGGTACTTACATCAAAAATGATGGCACTCGTTACCTTGTTGTTGTAACTACCGCAAAAACTTGGATCTACAACGTTATCTCTAAAGCATTTACCGAGATTGCAGCGTTCAAAGCCTCAGACTGCACCCAATACCTAAACAAGATTGTATTGTCGTCAACCACCGCAGGTCAGGGCGGCTACTGGGAAAACGGTACCTTTATCAACACCCCAACCATGCCTGCGCTTGGCGGTATCGAACTATTCCAGACTCGCTTCTTTGGTTACGGCGTAGAAGGCACCTCAACCGCCAACATCATTTACTGGTCAAACATTTCAACCGCTGGCCCCTCAGGCGAATCAACTTCGGTCTGGAACTGGCTAACCACTGAGCTCAACTACATGTACGTTGAAATTGGTGGCGGTGACGGACAATGGATTACCGCAATCGCGCAAGGTTATAACGACATCGTTATCTTCCGTAACCGCAGCACCTACCGTTACAGCTACGGCGACGTCCCTGAAGAGGGCACCATGCAGGCCATGCAACAGGACATTGGTGCAGAATCTCGCAGATCAGTTGTCAAGTTCGAAAACGCCCACTTTGTTCTATCTGGCGGAATTCTTTACAAGTACCAAAACTGGTTGTATTACCCACTCAACGCAGCTAGAGTAAAGTTTGAGGCATACGACTATCCCAAGCGTTTCCAGCACGCAGTATCAGTTGTTGGACGTCGCTGCATAGTTTTCCACAACGGCGGTATGTTCTCATACAACCTAGATACGGAGACATGGAGCGAGTGGGAAAGCACAAGCAAAGTCGCATATTTCTGGACCGTCCCGCGACGCTCAGAAGAATTAGAAGAATCACTTTTCTATGGCATCAGTGGTGGCACAACTGAGCACTCACTGTGGCGTATTGAAGACTCACCTTACAGCCCAGTAGGCACCGAAAACATTAAGTGCTCTATTCGCACAAAGATCTACGACTTCCAGACCCCTGCCGAATGGAAGCGCCTGTTTATGTGGGTTGCCGACATCGCTACTGCTAAGCCAGTCAAGGCTGTCGTTTACCCTGTTGCTTTGCCTGAACAGGCTTTGCAGCTCAGCTGGGATCAAATCTCTAAAGACTACCCAGACGAAGCAAGCTTCAAGACGTGGGATCAGCTATCTTATGACGCGCCGGGTGACATTGTTTACGGTACTTGGGATAACCTAGACAAACCTTCAGGTGGTATTGACACCCTTGTTGACGCGTTTGCTTCTGGTGCTGTGTTACGCATGGAGGCTAAGTTGAATCAGTCTCTACGCTTCCGTCGAATCTACTTTGAGTTATACTTAGACTGTGACGGTACGGCGCTCACATCACCTGTACAGGTCTTTAGCATCACTCCGCTGATTGGTGCTAAGGCGAAGATTTCAAAGGAAGCTAACTAATGGCCGGTGCTGAGCGCAACGCATTGCTGGGCAACTTTGAGTTCAACCCATACGCTGCAGGCAACAAAATGTATGCAAACATGTCTGGTGCACCAACTCGTGGACCTGTAGACAAGTCTGGCTACGCTTCTCGTGACCGCCGTATTGCAGCTAAGAAGGCTGCTGTTCTTGCAAAGATGAAAGCCAACAACGCTGGCGCTTATGCAAACCCTAACGCTCTAAGGTTCGGTAAATAATGGCGGTTTCAACAACTACTAAAATTGCTCCCGGTGAAGATACCTTTGTTATGCCGACAAGGACGCCTGTAGAGCGCGTCATTCGCAACAACACTGGCCGTATGCTTACCGACTTTGAAGTCGACGCTATAAACAACCCCGGACCAATTAATCAGGTCGATCTTGGCGGCAACGTAAACTTTAAGCTTTCACCTGACCGTAAACAAGAGCCAGTAAAGGAACCTGAAAAAGAGCCCGAAAAGAAACCAGTCGAGCTAACCACGGGTAGCACCACTGCTTGGACTCTTGAAGGCGACCCAACCTACCAAGCGGCAATGGCTGCCGGGCAGGCAAAGTTCAACTACGCCCGCAACGCTGCGATGGCCGACAAAAACGCTGCCGAGCTTGCAGCTAAAGGCGAACGTCAGCAACTAGACGTAAACGCAACCGAAGGTCGCCGTCGCCTTGCAGGCAACTATGCTGCACGTGGCATGGCTGGCGGTGCAGCAGGTGCACTAACCCTTGCTGAAGCACAGGCAAACGCACGCCAAGTTGCAGCACAAACTTCTATCGCTGACAAGATCAGCGCTATGAACCAGCAGTACCTAGAGAACTTTGGCGCTACTGGCACCGATTGGACTGGTACTCTTGTTGGTCAGCAGTACAAGACTGACGCAGCACAGGCTGCCATCACCGCACAACTAGCACGACTTGGAGCAGCATAATGGCTACTGATTACACTAACCCGTTTGCTTCAAAGAAAAATGCAATTAACTTCACCCTCCCATTCCAGCGCGTATGGGAAGGTCTTGGAATCAAGCCGGGCTGGGGAACTGCAGGTGCAGAGTTTGTTAGCGAAGGCGCTCCAGTAACCTCTAACCTAGGCAACGCAACCCCTCGCGCAACCGGTGGCAGCGTTCGCGACTCTTACGTTCCAGTAAAGAAGCAGCCCCTAGCGAACCCTATCATGGACGCTGTGAACAACAAGATGAACGCACGTTCAGCCGTGACTAGCGCAGTGCCGGGAGCAACTCCTGCAACCGCAGTTCAGTCTGGCGCACGTTACAACGAAATGATGATGGCTAAGAAACTTGGCCAGCCTTATGTGCCGGGTCAGGCAGCAGGAACCGCACAGCGCATGGCAGATGAAGCAGCAGCAGCAAAAACTAAGGCCGATGCTGCCGCCCTTGATGCTGAACGCAACAAGACTATTGAAGCTAACCTAGCAGCGGTCTACGGCCCACTAGGCGACCTTCTAGCAACTCAGAAGAAGACCGCTGAGTCACGCTACGCCACAAACCAAGCAGACATTAAAAACATTTTCGGTGCGCTAACCAAGGTTGCCGATGCGGACCGTATCCGCATTGACAAGCAGTTCACCGACTCTATTGCAAAGCAGCAAATGGACTTGGCTGCTCGCACCGCACAACAGCGCTCAGAAACCGCTGCAGGTGTCGCACAGGCTGAGGCTACTGGTGCCGAGCGTGGCGCAGGACCAGAAATGGCAGTCAACCCGATCAGCGTTGCAGCTGAAGAAGGCATCAGCAACGCAAATGCCATCATGTCTAACTGGCAGGGCCTCATGCAGGCTAACCAAGCTCAGGCACAGATCGACGTCAATAACCGCGGTGCAGGCTACGGTCAGCAGCAAGTTGGAGCGCTCGCTGCGCTTTCAAAGAACTTCGAAGACACCATGTCTAACCTTGGCACTCAAGAGGCGACCCTCAAGTCACAGATTGCGCAAGCAAAGATTGATGCACAGAACGCATACGCTGCAGGCGACGCAGCTGCTGCTGCTGCTGCACAGAAGACTCTTGACGCATTGAACCTTCAGCTCCTCAAGAACGAAGGCTCACAGAATGTTGCCAACACTCAGGCACAGGCAAAGCTTGCAGGTATCCAGATGCAGCAGCAGGGTGCAAACAACCGCGCAGCAGCCTCGGGCTCGACTAGCACTAAAAAGTACAGCAAGGATATCTACGGCTTCCAGCAGCGCCTAACTGACGCTGGCGTACCTTTTGATGTCATCTCAGCGTCTATCGAAGAGGCAGCACAGCTGGCTTCGCAGCGTAAGAACGCTTCTGCAAAGAAGACTGCACAGCCGGGCAAGTTTGTTGCAAAAGCTCCATCAAAGGCTGAGATCATGTCAGCTTGGAAGGCTCTTGGCTTCGATTCTGCAAAGTACGGCACATACGCACGCGACTACGTAGACAACTACTACAACAACTAGGGTTGGTCTATAATTGTCCTAACGACTGATTAGGAATAAGACTTGGCTACTCCAATCCCAAAACCAAAGCCTGACACTTCTATTTTGAAGAAGGCTGGCACCACTCCCGGTTTAGCGAAGACTGGTTCTAAGGTCGACACTTCTGCCCTTCTCGCGCCCGGAGCTAGGCCTAAAAAGGTCACGGCAAAAAAGCCTGCTGCACCAGTCGCAAAAACTCCACTTGACGAGATCGTTTCGTTCGGTCAGACCGTTCTTGGCGTAATTTCTGCACCACTCGCAGGCGTCACCGGATTCCTAAACGAGGCAACCAAGCAGAGCAACGCTGGCACCGCCGATCTTCTAAAGCGCTTGACTGCAGGCTTTGAAAACGCAGCAGCCTCAGCAACTGGTAAGAAAACCGTATTCACCCAAGACGTTCTTCGCGAAGCTGGCACTATTGGCAAAAAAGGCTCAGGTGCCCTCATCGAAGAAGGCACACCTGCAGCTTTCATCGCGGGTCTTGCTGGTGACATCCTTCTTGACCCAACAAACCTTATTCCCGGTAAAGTCCTTATCGCCCCAGTCAAGGTAGCAAACGAAGTTGGTAAGGCTGCTGTAAAGGCTGGCGTGAAGGCTGCAGACAACGTTGTCAGTCTAAACCGCGCCGTAGACCTAGCCCCAGATGAGAAGGCTATAAAGAAGCTTGTAAAGGCTGCTGAGCCAGTTGCTGTAAAGCCAGCCCAGAAGCTTTACAAAGAAGGTCGCCTCATCGCTACCGACGTCACTCCCGCCGGAGAGCGCTTCCGCAAAGCAACCGAGAAACTTGCTGCCGGTGAATACAAGGCTGTAAAGATTGAAGCCCCAAGCACTGTAACCCAAAAGGTTGGACAGGTTTTAGGCTCAGCTTTCGACGCAGGAAAATCAGCAGCAGTCAACACCGTCGTCGCAGACAATGCACGCGACTTCATAGCAAAATACGCACGCCAAGAGCGCAAGATGCTCAAGCGTAACCCTGAGCTTGCTGTGGCAAAACTTGAAGGCGAAAGCAACCTAGCAGAGGCTGCAACCCGTCTAGCCGACGGCGAAACAATGACCTTCCCTAAGTACACCCCAGTTGTCGCCAAGAATGGCAAAACTTACGTTAGCAACGGAAAAAACACTTACAGCTTCCCGACTGAAGCTGCAGCACAAAAGTACATCACCAGCGAAGGCGAAGCGCTACGTGCAAGCATCAAGGGCGTCGCTGAGCCACTTCTAGACGTCACGCCGACTCAGGCTCCAATCGAGATCCTTTCGAAGCTTCCAGCGAACTCAACTGAGGCCAAGAAGGCCCAGAAGACCCTAGACACCATTAACCGTCTAGCTATTCAGGCCGTCGCAACCGCAACCAAAAAGCAGAAAACGACCGAGGTTACTTATGATGGTTTCGAGGCCCTTGTTGCAGGACTCAAGGCTGGTCATTCTGTAGACAACGCCACCTTGTCAAACATTATTGAAGCGCTTGATCCATCAAAGGCTTGGACTGCAGACGTCAAGAACCTCACCAAGAAGGCTGCAAACGAATTCATCAGCAACCTTCTAGTCACTCGTGGTATCCAGACCGCTGCGCAAACTCAAGAGCGCATCGACCTAATTAACGCAGCAACTCTCCTCAAGTCGCAGGGTGTTGCGTATTCTGACGTTGCAGCAGACTACATCAACGCCAGAATTGACCCTAGGATGACCGAGGAGGCCGCAGCAGCGCAAAGCGGTCTAGAGCTCGCTACCATCCTTGACGCAGCCCGTGAGGCGGCTTCTGAGCGCCTAGCGACCGCAGTTCCAAGCGACGTGGCCCGAGTCAGCAACTCAATCAACCGAGCATTCACAACCCGCTTTGAAGGCGTCGAAAGCATCACCGACCAAAAGACTTGGTGGGAAGGTATCACCAACCTAGGTGACACCGCCGTACGCACAAGCGAGGGCGCTTGGGATGCAGACTCACGCGCAATCCTAAAGCTCCAAATCAACCAGATGTTCCAGACTTCAATGATTGGTTCGCTGCTAGGTATCACAACCTACCGCGAAGGCAAGAAGATTGAAGCGCTCCTTGACAAGGGCCTAAAGGCAATCGAAAGCAAGCCAGCGCTCCGCATGGAACAATTCATCGCGGACATGAAGCTTTCAGCAGACGCAGTGGTTTCGACCCTAGGCTCACGCTTTGTGCAGATCCGCGTACAAGACCCAAACCTAAAGGCAGCGAACGAAGCGCACTTTGCGTTCTTCCACCTTGGCGACATCATGGAAGCATTCCGTGAAACCGGCAAGGCTGACCTAATCTACAAGGGATTCTTCCCTACAGGTGAAGGCATCAACCGCAAAACTGACTCGCTCTCATTCCAAGGCCTGACTGATGCTGTTCGTTACGCAATGGAAATGACCGAAGCAGGCAAGCCGATCGTTCGTGGAGAACTTGTCCGCCGGATTGTTTCACGAGGCAAGGGTCAAGCTCAAACCACCGAGAAGTTCAGCAACACCGTGATGAAGACTGCCGAAAAGATGGCAGACCACATTATGAGCGACAACCGAGTCCTAACTCAGATCAATGTAGTTCACAAAAAGAACCTACTTGCTGCAGCAGACGAAGCAATCGCATCAGCAGAAACCCTCTCAGAGGACCTGTTCAACACCCTAATCAACGGTTGGAGACAAGCCGTAGGCAAGGGCGACATGAGCGACGCAAAGCGCATCAAGCTTGTCAAGGAGCTCTTTGCTCGCATGGTTTACCTGTCAGGTACATTCAAGCAGCAGGGCTCAGAAGTTGGCGAAGCAGTATTCCGCGCATCAGCCATGATCTACCTAAACGGCGGCAAACTAAAGAGCCTCGTAGAGAAAACCTCTCGCGGTCAAGATGTCGTCCTAGCAAACCTAGCCTCAGACCAAAAAGAGATGCTAGAAATCATCGACATGGTAAACAACATGTACAAAGTCGATGGCCCAGCAAAGCTCACTGGTCGCCAAGGCTACGAGCACCTACCAAAGCCAAGTGCTAAAAAAGTTGAAAAAGCAACCTCAAGACTTGCTGAAGCAGAAGCACTATACGAACTTCGCCGTTCAGAACTTCTCACAGTTCGCAACAAAACCGAGCTAACCGCTTGGGAAAAGAAGTTCAACACCGC